CTAATAGTTCTGATGTTTGGAAAGAAGTTGTTATACCACAAGTACTTGCTGATTATACAGAAAAGAAAAGAAACGAATTAAATAGAGTTATACAACACTCTATAGTACTAGGTTTTGATTATTATAAATATGACAGAGCTAAGTGGCTACACGTTTGGGGTAATTTATTACCTTATCACTATAACGATGGCAGTGAGTTTAGTTATCATAATTATGTAGATGGTCAATGGTACGATTATTCTGGTGGTATTATATTTGGTCAAAAACTAGATAAACAATTAGGTATTTTTGCTGAAGCTAAATATAGTAAATACTGGAACAGAGAGTGGTATGATTTTAAAATAGGTTTAAATTACGTAATAAGATAATATGCCAGGAAGTGTAAGACAAAATAATATGTTTGAAGCATCGCCTTTTGATTTTAAGCAACAAGGCAATCCTTTTCCTGTTACTAGTTGCGGTAGACGTAGAAACTTAGGTTCACCACTGTTTAAAGCAGAGCCACGCAGAACTATTGGTCGTGGCAAAAACTTTAATAAAGTATCAAAAAACAAAAGCGCAGAAGGTGGTGCTGCAGGTGGTGGTATGACTGAAAAAGGCGTAAGAGAATACAGGCGTAAAAATCCTGGTAGTAAATTACAAACAGCTGTAACAAGTAAAAATCCATCAAAAAAAGATGCTGCTAGACGTAAATCTTTTTGTGCTAGATCAAGAAACTGGAAAAGTGAAAGAGGTTTAGCTGCAAGAAGAAGATGGCGTTGTTAAAATAAAAAAAAATATGAATAAAGAAAAACTAAAAAAAATAGCTAAAGAGTTAGAAAAAGCTAGTAACACACATGCTAATCAAGCTGAAAAAATAAATTCTTTGTTAAAGAAAAAATCACCTGCTTTAATAAAGTTAAGTGCTAGTTGTAAAGCTGCTGCTAAACGTAAATTTAAAGTTTATCCTAGTGCTTATGCTAATATGTGGGCAGCAAGAACACAAAGAAAAGGTAAGTGCTAAATGTATATTCAAAGTAATAATCCGTTTAAAAAGCGTATGGGTGATTTTAAACACTCTGATGCGCCAGATGCTAAAGGTAAGTTTAAAAGTTTATCACCATCAGCTCTTGCTAGTTGGATGATTAAATCTCGTAAAGGTAACTTATCTAGAATTATTAGTAGTTTAAACCAACAAGTTGTTTTTAATAGAGGTAAAAACCCTAGTTATGCTCGTAAAATGAAAACTACTATGAATATAGTTAGAAAACGTATAGGTAAAAAGAAAGATGAGTAAAGCATATAGAGGTGTTTTAAAAGCTAGAATAAGTAAACTGTATGGTGGTAATGTTACAGTTACAAAAGCTAGAAAACTAAAAGCTCGTAAAGGAGCTACAGCTAGAGATAAACAACTAGCTAATTGGTTTATAAATATGCAAACTAATAGACCTTCACCTGTTAAACGTAAAGATCCATTAGTTGGCACAGGTAAAAAGCCAAAAGGTAGTGGAAGACGTTTATACACTGATGAAAACCCTAAAGATACTGTACGTATTAAATTTGCTACACCAGCTGACGCTAGAGCAACCGTGGCTAAAGTAAAAAGAATAAAAAAGCCTTATGCGCGTAAAATACAGATATTAACTGTAGGCGAACAGAGAGCTAAAGTAATGAAAAAAACACAAGTTGCAGCAATATTTAAAAGAGGTAAAGAAGCAATAAGAAAAGCAAGAAAAAATGTTTAAAGATTTTGATATATCAAGTTTTAAAAAAATGAAGCCACCAGGTAATAATACATTTGATACTTCACAAGAAGTTAAAGCTTTAAATAAAATACCTTTAAAAAAAGATTTTGTAAAGAAGTTTGATAATATAGAAGCTGCTTTTGCTAAAACAGCTAAAGATAATAACGTAGAAAATTACGATAAAACAATACCAGCCAAACTTATTAAAGAGTCAGCACCAATAATATTAGAGTTAAAAAAACATTTTAACAGGCCTAGACCAAAAGTGTTAGCTAAAAAAATGAATATTAAAATGAGTGATTACGAAATGTCTTCTATGAAAACACCTTCGTATCCTTCAGGACACTCTGTGCAAGGCATACTAATAGCTAAAGTTTTAGGTGATAAATATCCTAAAGCTAAATCAGCTTTTGTTAAAACAGGTGAAAATATATCTTATAGTCGTAGAGTTGCCCGCGCTCACTATAAGTCTGACAGCAAGATGGGCGAAGAATTAGGTAACTCAATGTATAAACATATAAAAAACAAAATTTAAAATGAAAAAAGCACCTACAAAAATGAAAAAAGCTTCTATGGCTAAGAAAAAAGGAGAAAAAATGCCTATGAAGATAGATGAAAAAACTGGTAAAAAAGTACCAGCGTTTTTAAAAATGAAAAAAGGCTCAATGGCTAAAGTTACAGCTAAACAAAAAGCTAAACTAAATCCAGGTTTATTAGCTGCTATAAAAAAATCTGAAGGATCAGCTGTAAAAATGAAAAAAGCTGCTATGAAACTTAAAAAAGAGTCAACTATGAAACTTAAAAAATCGGCTATGATGCTTAAAAAATCTATGGCTACAATGAAAAAAGTTTCTGCTATGAAAATGAAAATGAAAAAGAAGTAATGTACATTCAAAAAGGTAATCCTTTCAAGAAAGTAAAAAAAACAAAAGCTAAAGGCGGAGGCACTACTAAAGTGTGTCTGCCTAAAGCTAAAATTGCTAGTATGAGTCAAGCTGAAAGACAAAAAGTTATACGAGCTAAACGTGCTGCTGGTAAAGCAGGTAAGTATAGACGTTCTAGTAAAAGCTTTGTTACTGGTACTAGCAGTGGTGGTAGTTTAAAAACTTGGGTAAAACAAGACTGGAGGCAAGTAGCTAATCCAAGTAAAAAATGTGGTGAAAAATAATGGAAAAAATAAGTAAACATATAAGCTATAAAGAAGGTGTGTATAGCACAACAGCATTACGTAAGGATATAGCTAATAATCCTAACGAAGAGCAATTAAATAATATGAAATTAATTGCTGAAAAAATATTTGAACCACTTAGAGCTTGGGTTGGTGGGCCAATAAAAATAAATAGTTTTTTTAGAGGTGCTGATTTAAATAAAGCAATAGGTGGTAGCACTAGGTCACAACACTGTAAAGGTCAAGCTATGGATATTGATGATACTTTTGGTTATAAAACAAACGCAGAAATGTATCATTATATAAAAGATAACTTAGACTTCGATCAAATGATATGGGAGTTTGGTAATGATAAAAATCCTAACTGGGTGCATATTAGTTATGTATCACATCGACCTAATAGAAAAAAATTAACTATCGCTTATAAAGAAAACGGTAGAACTAAATATAAACACGAAGCACATAAATAAAATAATATGGCAACAACTACAGCAACAATAACAATAAACAGTACAGACTTGTTAACAGATGAATTATCTTTATCAACTACATGTACATTAACACAAACAGGTTCAGACACAGGTGTAGAAGATACAACTGGTTTAAATAGAAAAAAAATAACGTCAACAGCAAAAGGAACTGCTAGTGGTCAAATAACATTATATACTGCAGATGATTTTGCGGCTATACCATATTTGTATATTAAAAATTTAGATACCACAGCTGGTAACAAAATATTCATATACGATGACACTAGTACTGGCGATCCATTACAGTTTCAATTAGATGCTAATGACTGGGGTTTTATACCTATGCATGGTGATAAAACGTACAAAGCATACGCTACAACAAATCCTACTTCTATAGAATTTATGGTAATAGGTAAAGATCAATAAATAACAAACAAATAAATAAATAAAAAAACATGGCAACAACAACTGCAACTTTAACAATTAGTAGCGCAGATTTAACTAGTAATCCTTTATCTATAACTACTAGCTCTACGCTTTACAAAGCTGGAACTACAATAGGTTTAGAGCAAACTACAGGTTTAGCTAAGAAAGTATACGCTGCTGCTCAGAGTAATACTACGCTTATTAGCGCTGGTGATTATGCTGATGACACTCACTCTAGAATATATATAAGAAACTCAGGTAGTTCTACTACTGATTTTTTTACTGTAACTATTGCTAGTGGTAATAGTGTTATAGGTAGATTATATGGTGGTGACTTCTTATTTATTCCTTATGAAGGAGAAGAAGACATAGATATATCTTCTAGCGCAACTAATATGGAACTAGAATTTATGGTTATAAACGAAGGCTAATATGGCTTTCTCTGCGTTTCAAAACATAGACTCGTCTACAGATGGTCAAGAAGTAGAATTATTAGCACCAGGTGATAATGCTAGTAATATAAAATCTATATTGTTGACTAATGTAGATAGCGCTGCTATAACTGTAGATCTTTATATATTTGATGCTTCAACTAGTACTAGGTACCATTTACTTTTTGGTGTATCTTTACCAGTTGGAGCTTCTTTATTATTAGATAATAGTAACATGTTATCTTTTGATAATAGTGCGAGAGGTTTTTCGTTAAACTTAAAATTAGGTAGTGCTTCAGATTTAATAAACGTTTTAATTAAAAAATAATTATGAAATTTATAGGTCAATACATACAAGGTTTTATATCTAGATTTAGAAATACTGTTTTTTTTGAAACAGATACTATTATGATGAGTGATTTACCTACGTCAGATCCTGGTGTAGCTGGTCAACTATGGAACGATAGCGGCACTGTAAAAGTATCTTCATAATTAATATGACAAAAATGAGTACAATAAGAAGAAAATTTTTACAAAATAAAAATAGTAGAAGATTACTTATAAATCTACAAAAAGATAATGTTATAAGTTTACAAGGTTATTTTCCTTTATTTAGAACACAGCAAGAAGCTATAAACATTAGTCCTGAATTAGATTTTCATACTCATACAATAAAAGGCGTAGAATACTATATGCCTAACGGTTTAGAAATGGGTATTACACAGTTTCATGGTGATTATAACAATCAAGAAATAGTTAGACCTGAAGAAACAGTAGAAGAAGTTGTTGAGCCAGAAATTGTTGTTGAAGAACCACAAGTTATAATACCTACAAGAACAGTTTTACCTAACAATCAACGACCATCTCCAGTATACACACAACCTATTAGTAGTAGTAGTTTTAGAAGCGGAGGTTATTAATAAAAAAAAGGGAGCAATTAAGCTCCCTTTATTTTTTTAACTTGTTTTATAAATTATGTAATCTCACAAGAACCACCAGCACAAGCTAATTCACCTGATAGATCTGTGTTGTCTGTATCTTCAACAATTTTTGTTAAATCAATATCTTGTAACGTTTTAGTCATTTCATCATACTTAGCTTTTGTAATATCTTCAAACGGTGCTTGAGTATAAGTACCACCATCATATGGTAATACAGATAAACCATTATAAGTGTTTCTGTTTTTCCACATCCACTCGCCAGCAGGTTCCCAGTCTTTTTCTTTTAAACTTATAGTTGCGGATACATTATGTGTATTGCTACCTGTTTTGTGACCAGTAGCAACCCAGTCTGTAGCTACACGTTTAACACGTTCTAATAAATCAAAAGCGGACTCAGTTCTAATTATAGAACCTTTTGGCGCTGCTTGTGGTATTTCTATAACAGCAGTGTCATGAGGCCTAAAATATTCATCTTGTATAAGCTCTGGATGGTTTTTAGATAAATAATTATATATAGGTTCGTTTTTGCCTACACGCATCCTACGAATATAATATTTATTATGCCATGCATGTATACCAGATGACGTTCCAAGTACAAGAGATGTTGTCCCTGCAGGCTTAACGCATGTCGTGCGTGCCGCTTGGTTTATCCCTATTATTTTTGCTACTCTTCTGTTTTCCGCTTTTACTATATTTGCAGCTTCCTTCATATCCAGCTGGAGCACAGCGGCACTCCCTATTCCTGTCATTGACACACCTATAAGCGCGTCGCGTTCTGTTGTCTCTTGCCATATTTCTCTTAAATAATGAAACTCTGTATAACCTGCTTGTAACGTACCTATAAACGCAGCAGCTTTAACTCTTAAATTAAAATCATCTTGATCAACTACATTTGATACGTTTACTTCACATAAGTTACAAAACTGAAAAGGTCTTAGTGCTATTTCACAACACGGATTAGTACCCCAGTCCTTGTCATTATTAAAATATATACCAGGTTCACCAGAACCAGATAACTCTATACGCTTCCATAAATCTAAGAAAAACTCTTTAGTTATTTTATGTCTCATAAGTACAGCAGAGTTATTAGCTCTACCACGTTGTGGGTTTATTTCCCACCAGTTACCTGATTTACAAGCTATCATTTCTTCATCATATGCTGAAAACAAAGATATAAGAGCTGCTCTACGTATACCACCAGCAAGTACTGCGTCAGCTATGTGACATACAATATCGTGTACTTCTATACTCTTAAGTTTATCACCATCTTGTTTAGCATCTAATATTCCTTTAATTTTTAATAAACACTCTTTTAGTGGTTGCGGTCCTGGTGCTTTACCTCCAGACGTAACGAGCCTTGCGCCCTTTGGCCTAATATCCGAATAATCAAATTTTATCTTAGATGATCTCTTAGAGCCTAAATAAGACTTAATTAAAACCTTTATTGCATCAGACCAACCTTCAATACTGTCACCTATTACAAACCTACGTTTTCTAATATTATGAGGTTTAATTATTTCTGGTAACTTTTTTATGTTATGGAGTTGAACAGAGTAACCCACGCCACAACCAGATAATAAAAGGAACATACACTCACTAAAGCTATCAATGTGATCAATAGGTAAGTAAGCGCAGTTGTAAAGTCTATTCGGACTAATCTCAATTGGCTTGCCACCAAACTGAAGACTACGCATAGATGGTAAAACTTTCTTTTTATATACGAAATCATAATTTGTTTCTATTTGTTCTTTTAAACTAGGATATTTTCTTATATGCATTTGTTTGTTGCGATCAACTAATTCTTCCCAAGTTTCTCGTCTTTTTAATTCAGGCACATACTTAGCATATTTCATATGCACTGTTATATCCGATAATATTTTATTGTTTATTTGTTTCATTTATTAATTCTATTACTTTATCACACTCTTTTTGATTTTGCGGTTTATATAAAGTTACATGTGGTAAGTTAATATTTACATACTTTTTAAACATTTTCCATCGCATTGGAAAACTTTCATTAGCTCTACCTTTACACTCAATTATAAATTTTTTAGATACAAAGTCTGGTGTATATTTAATAGGTAATATTTTTTTACAACCTCTATTAACTAAATCACCTTTGCCATTGCTTTGTCTTTCATAACTTTTGTTACTAAACATAAAGCCTTCTTGTACTATGTATGTTTCACCTTCATACTTAGCTTTAATCTTAGCTTTTTTTAAAGCTTGATACATATAACGCTCTAAACCACTAGCGAACGTAATCCCGTCAAACTTAACTTTCTTAGCTCTAACAGGACCACGTTTTCTTTTATATTTACGAGCCACTGTTTTCAATTAATTCTTCACGAGCAGCTTGTATATACAATATAGCATCCATAAGCTCTTCTTGTATGTCGTTTAAATAACCTAATAAATCTTTATGTTTATTTTTACGCTCTTCGTGTAATGTTCTACCGTACTTTTCAAAACCTACGTTAGATCTACTAACAAATTTATCAACTATATTTTTAACTACTGGATCACGAAAGCCATATGATTCTCTTATAGCAATGCCATTTTTTGCATCCATTATTTCTCTTTCACTCATATTAATCTTTTTTAAATGTTCCGTTACTCATTTTACCTGTTCTGTTTTTAATCTCTTCGTAAGCTCTGTCTATACAAGCTTCTATTGTTGTGCCTTGAAGCTCAGCTAAATTTGTTAATACAACAACCGCATCACCAATACCGTCTTCAATATCACTATGGTTGTCTTTTAATATAGCTCTACAAGTTTCACCAACCTCTTCAACTAATTTTAATGCTTGAGTTTTAGGATCGCCGCCATCATATAAACCTCTTTCGTTAGCCCATAATCTAATTTTATCAAACCTACACATTGTATCACATTTTTGTCTAGTATCACTCATTATACCACCAGTTCTAGTTACATGGTCGTTCATATGTAAATTAGCTAAAGTATCATGACTATCGTGATTATCAAACCACCTAGCAAAAGCTCTATTATACACATAACATCTTTCATTTGTGTATTGTGATTTTGCTACATTACTCATAATCCACTCTATTGATTTTCTTGTTATTGTACACTCGCCAAACGGTGTATCCCATGACATACCTATATTATCCATAAGTCTGCCTTTTAATTTTCTGACTGGACAAGGAAAAGTCGTAGTCATTTCTGTTACA